ACACTATCTCTACGTTCTGCTAGTTCTAAGAAGTTTTCACGAGCATTTAAATCAACACGGAAAGCTATGCTTTGGCCCACATAGGCAATAAGATCGATAAGGGCAAGGTATTCGCTTGACTCTGTATAATCGTTAAAATCTTCTGGAAAATTAGTACGGATATAGTCAATCATTGTACGACGTAAATTGTCAAAGTCGTAGCTTTGGAAGTCTGCGTTTTTAAATGACTGATAAATTTTTTGCCAGTCTTCGCTGACTAACAAGTTATTTTGACGATCCGTTGAGCTCATAATTAGTCCTAATAAGTGTATTTATCGAAAGGAATTATGTGGGTATTTTATCAGCTGATCAGGCCGTTAGCCTGATCAAACTGTAATTTTAAATCCTGACTGATGTTATAGGGCAGATATGTTAGCGTACATTGTATTTGTAAACCTGTATCGTAGGGTGTTATTTGTATATTTCCCGCAGACAATCGAGGATCAGCGTTTAAAATTTGATTTACATTTTGTATTATAAGATCCTTAACTTGTTCTGTTAACGGTTCAAATAACATTTCCCATATGATGCAACCAAAATTAGGTTGCATTAAACGCTCGCCCATTCTTATATTAAAGTGATTAAGTAAATCTTGTTTAATTAATTCAAAATCATACAATGCAAAATTTTGTGTTGAAGGATTTAGCGTACTAAAACCCCTGTACATTTGCGGACTTGCAATAGTTGGATTTGGACGTGCTGGTAATACTATCTTGTCATATAAATTTGTAGCCATTATTGTTGCTCCTCTTCTGCACCTTGAACTCTGTTAAAAGTATCAGTGGTTGTTGTAAAAGTTGAAAATGCTGTTGGTGTTGTTACTGAATAAGTTCCGCCAGCTTGTGTATTAGCAGGAACAAATTGTGTTGGGTCTAAATTTTCATGCTGATTCCATGGCTCAGTCTGAGGCACTCTAAATGCTTTATGCGCTTCTGTAGCTTTGGAAGCTGTTGCGGCTACTGGGCCATTCATATGTATTTGGGTCGCTGTTTCAAGATGGTTCCCGCCACTATTAATGTTTGTATTACTGCCAGCAGTAAAATTATTATTACTACCTGTGTTTAAATCAAAATTACTTCCAACAGTTATGGCGCCATTTTCTCCTACGCTAACTTGCAAATCGGATCCTGTAGTAACAAACATACTAGTTCCAACATTCATGTTAATATTTGCACCAGCAGTAAAATTAATATCTCTATCAGCAGTAACATTAAAATCATTTTGGGTATGCAGACTAATACTGTCTTCTGCGTAGATGTCAATTTTTCCGTTGCTGGTTAATTCTATCCAAGCAGTTCCACGACTGTTAGTAATGTAAATTAAATCTTCGCTGTTATGTAATAAGATCTGATGTCCAGTTCTGGTACGTATTCTTATAAGTTCATTGTGCGGAATTGTTACATCACCTTCGGTGTCGCCAGCTAGTACGCTGGCATATTCTGGAGGACCATCACCAGCTTTTGTTTTACGTAAAAATTTGTCATCGCCGTCATCCATTACAAATGTGCTACCGCCTAAACGACTTACAAAAGCATTAGGTATACGAGAATCGGATTTGCCTATACCGCCACGAGGAGCACCTGATTGTTTATCAACTGGCCCTGGTGTACTCCAACCAAACACCATGCTTGGGACTTCTCGTCTAGCACTACTAGTTGTTAGTCCTCTAATATCATCAGTTATAAGACCTTGAGTGTTTAGTACATCTGCTAAAGGATGTGTTGGTTTAGTAAATTTTGTTGAATCGTCTGGATTATCACCATTAATTTTTTTGTTATACTCTGCAACTGGTGCTCTTGTATAAGTTCCTTCAACATTTTTTTCTGTACCTGCAATACCAGGAACCATAAAATTCATACCTTCATCAGGTACACATCCTATCCAGTAACCACGCTTAGGATCACCATCAATAAAAATAACAACTACAGTAGTTCCAACATCTGGAGGTACTGCCCACATGCCATAACTTTTTTGTGTGTTTCCATAATTGTCAGGATCTTCTCTCACAAAGTCAGCACTAGTTACTCCGTAAAACGGACTCATATATTTTACTTGATGTAACTGGCCAGAGTCTCCAGTATTGCCAGTAGGTCTCAATAACTCTACTTGTAGCATACCCATAAATGTGCTATCGAGATGGCTGATTACTCTAGCTAGGAACGGACCGGGACGCGGTTCATTACCTTTAGTGCTTATTCTTGTTTGATCATTCATTAAACTGTTCCATCTGAATCTGAATTAGGAGTTTCAGTAACCGGGCCTTTAGTAGATGGTAAATCTTCTTTTGAAGCTTCATCTAAGAATTCTTGTGTAGGTCTTCTAAATCCTGTTAATATTTGTATAAATTTTCCGTCTTGAAATCTACTCTTAATTGCTTGCACACAATATAGTCCGCTAAATTGTGCTATTGGAGCACTCTTACTACTGCCACCAAAATTATACAAACCAGTTGATTGATTAAGATCAACTGGAGATCTAAAATTAACTATGATATCTACTTCGCCGCTTTCGTAGTTAACTGTACCATCAGTATTTAGATTATGTGTTGCTTGTTCGCTGGTATAATTTCCTGCACCGCTTTGTGTAATATAATAAGGGTCGCCAATAATTTCCATTTCAAGATTATACATATCAAATGGATTATTAAGAGCTTGATTAAACAACTTACCAGCACGTTGAGCTTGCTTTTCTTGACCACCGCCACCGCCACGGTCGTTTCCTGTTATAGTGTTAACCCATTTTAAGATAGTAGGCATAATACCAGGACCACTTTTTTGATCTTTTCCATCTGGCATGAATTTTTCACTGGCATTTGTTTTTTCATCTTTGGCGCCAGTTTGATTAGCTGTAACTTTGTCTTGAGTTTTATCTAATCCATCAGCACCCATTATATAGACAAATCCGTTATGTAGTTCTATTTTAAAACTTATAATATCTACATTATGACCTGTATAGATATATTCATATTTTTTAACTGCTTGGTCTTTTAAATTTTCAAATCCGTAACCTTTAGTTCCTGCTGGCAATAATCTGCTGTTATGTGCTTTGTATGGCACAACTTGATACACTATAAGACGTGGTTTAATACCTGTATTCTTTTGATTGTCGCCAATTGTATAAACTTTAGTAGCTATTCTATACCAGTCTCTATAACCTTCGGGACTTACTTTGTTAGCGTCCAACGTATCGTCGACAAAATTACTTTGTAATATTACTTGGTTAATTGCTTGTGGTATACTGGTATTTTGTGTAAAACGCATTTCAGTCGATGTTTTATCAAATTTAAATTTACCAGTATTAAATGTTCCTGTTTTTACATCGTATAATTTTTCTTCTTTAGCGAATGCTGGATCACCTTTGCGTGTTTCGTCAAATCCTAAACTAGCTTGACCAATGACATTACAGTCTCCAGGATTTTGAACTAGAGTTTCGTTTGTTTTACTACGACTAACACCTAGTGTATCATATAACCCAGAACTAGAATCAGCAGTTGACTGAGTAGCTGTACCAGTGTCTTCTGAATTATCACTGCTTTGACTAGCGTCCGCTGAGCTGGCAGTATTTTGCGGAAACAATATCAAATATTCATCAGCTTGGTCAACAATTTTTCTATCAACCATTTCTTTCATACGTTGATTTATAGATCGTTGCAAACTGTTTGGGCCCGATTGTAATATTTCTTGTACTGTTGAACCAACTGCTGACGAATCGGTTTTTGTATCTGCTAGGTCATCTGTTAATGCTATTTGATTCCACGGCATAGCTGTGCATTTATATACACTACCTCTTTCTGTAGCAGTCATAGACATGTCAACAAAACTAAAAGGAATTTGTCTACTAGTATTAGGAATATTTTTTATTTGACCTGATTCAGTATTGCCTCTAAAATCTATAGTAAGAATAAAAGGTGCTTCACGCCAATTGTCCCATCCTTGTTTTTGTGCTAGTTGCTGACAACTAATAATAAACAATCCCATACTATAAGGCTCAATAATATCAAACGAAAAATTCATCACGTTAGTATTACCGCCACCTTGTTCAAATCCAATTACACTAAACAATTCTAAATTGTTAATAAAAAAATCAAACTTACCATAAGGAGTGTTTACACGATTATTAGGATCAGCATTAGCGTCTTTACAAATAAGAGGAATCTTTCCTCCTTTTTTATAAGTCTTGTCAGGATAATTTAAATCGTTTTCTGTTAGGCAACCTAGACCAAGTACATAGGTATAACTTGCATAGGCAAATAAAGGATTTGGCAATGGCAATTTTTGCCCTGCACTTAATCCTTTAAAGAAATTACTTATTCCGCTGAATGCGCCAGATATACCGTTGAACGCAGATGTCAATCCACTGGCAGCTCCACCATCTGTGAATTTTGTTACTGCATTGCCTACTGCGGTTGCAGTCTGAGTTGCAGAATCTATTAGCCCTGGAATACCATCTAAACTCATTTTATAATCCTAGTATAGTTTTTAATCCACTGCCTTTTGGTATGTATATTTGTGTCCCAGGAACAAAATCTAAGATAGGATCTTGTAATACATCCAAATTACGTTGAATAAAAACCCACCAAAGATTAACTTCACCGTACAAATCGTATGCTAGCAAATCAGGTCTGTAAGTGTATTGTGGTT